GGGTCGGATAATTGCTGGTCGTTAGCCAGCACGTCTCCGACCAGTAGCCGCACTTGGTAGAGCGGCACGTCCGCGACCGCCGAGGCATCGTAGGTCCAAGAGGGTCGCGGCCCCACTTGCATACGGCCGGCCGAGACCGTGGTGGGATTGCCGGCCGAGTCAGTGATCCGCGCCTGGTGCTTGTAAAACCCATTCAGCCCCGTGGTGTTCGCGATGGTGATCGCGACCTGAAACTTGCCGTCCGTCCCATTGGTTACGAAAGTGATGGCCCCGGCGGACTTCAGCTTGGTGAGCGCCGCCACATCGTCATCCATGCGCCGGCATGTCCACTCGATCTCCGTCACGGTGGAGATGTCCACGATGGCGCCCGCGGAATCCCGCACGGTGAAGATCGGCTTGGGGGCGTCGCCCTGGTAGGTGACGAAGTCCTGATTGTTGGCGGGCATCTAGTCCTCCACTTTCCCCTCTAGCTCCGCCGGGCCCGTGCTGGCATCCAAATCTATCGGGCCCGTCGTGCCGCGTAAACCATAGGTGGCCTGGATGATGCCGCCGACAACCACTGTCCCGATGCCAGATAGCGCCACCCGCACGCGCAACAGGCCGGCGCGGAAGATGGGGACTACGCCTGCCGCGCCCTCTCCTTCGCGCGTCGCCAGCGTGGCAGCCGCCTTCTCGGTCGTCCTCGGGCTGCCTGCTAGGCGCACTGCGGCCACCATCGCGCTCGCGCACCGCTGGGTTATGCGCACCGTGGCACCCACCACGCCGCCGCGCGCCCCCAGGGCGCTACTGGCCGCCAGAATGACGCGGGTCGTTCCAGATAGCGCCACCCTGACGGCCAGCGCCCCCGCACGAGTGAAGTTGTTCCCCGTGGAGCCGCCCTCTCCCTCGCGCGTCGCCAGCGTGCCAGCCGCGCGCTCCGTCGCAACGGCCGCACCACTCTCACCTGCCCGCGCGCCGGCCGCCCCGCTCGCCCGCTCCGTCGCGGTAGCGCTCCGAAGGATGCTGGCCAAGCCACCTAGGGTCGCGGTAGCGCGCTCAGTCACGACCGCGGTGGCCGTAATGGCCGCGCGTACCGCCAGGGCGCCCGCGCGCGTGAAGGTGTTGCCGGTAGAGCCACTCTCGCCCTCTCGGGTGCTCAGAGTGGCACTTGCCCGCTCGGTGGCAATCGCCGTAGCGCTCTCCCCCAGGCGCACGCCCGGGCTGCCGCTCGCCCGCTCGGTGGCCACGCATGAGCGCAGGGTGTTGGCCAGCCCAGACAGCGCGCCGGCAGCGCGCCGGGTCATAGTTGCCGTGGCGCTAATCCCCATGCGGGCAGCCAGGGTGGCCACTCGTGACGCCAGGGCACCGCCCGAAATGGTTTCATTCCCCCGGGTCGCTAGCGTGCCGGCGGCGCGCATCGTCTTGGCGCCGGTGCCGGCCAGGCGAGCGCGCATGGCCGTCGAAGCAGAGGCTCGTCTGGTGACAGTGGCACTGAAGCTCATCCCAACCCGCGCCGCGAGGGCGCCAGCGGCAGAGGTTGCCCCGCCGGATGACGCTTTGATTGCCTGGGCGATGCCGCCATTGGCGGTGCCGGCACCGTCCGTTTGCGACACAGATAAGCCGGCTTGCGTGGTGGAGACTATTTGGTATTCGGTGAGCTGGTAGTCTGCCCCGGAAATCTGAGTCCAGCCTGCCCCCGCCGTCGGGCTGGGAGTCAACGCCTCCCGAAAGGCGCCAAGGATAAAATCATTCGCGTTGGTCGTGGTGATCGACAGAGGGTCCACGGTGCCAGTCACCGCGGCGCCGTCAAATGGAGACGCAGTATCTCCGCCTGCTACAGCGAAGACATCAACCGTCATGAATTGCGAGCTTGTCTGCGTAATAGTGATGGTGTCGGAGGTCAATTGCGCAGGAGCGACGGCCCACCACAGTTCAAGATATTGATCGAAAAACCCCGCGTATACTTGGGCCTGCCTGGCCCACGTAAGCCCAGCGGTGTCCGAGACACTGACGCCAGGGCCGCCATTCATCTCGGCGACCACAAAGATTAGGCGATTTGTCCCCGTTGTGCTGAGCGATGGCGCAAGGGTCGCCCCCCCCCCGGTAGTAGCATGCGCGCTGCCATCGAGAGAGAGCGCCATTTAGTCAATGGCGGCGATCAGAGCGTCCAGCGCCGTCCTCAGTCCTGCGGTTTGCGCGCTGGTGAACTGCTGATCCTGGGTGTGCCCGCTGTTATCGGCATTGAATTTCGTCGCCAGTAAAGTGCCCGTCCCGTCCTTGGGGAAGTTTGTCACCACCCACGAGGTGACGCCATCAATGGCGGAGAGCATGGCGGTAAACGTTGCTGCGACATCGACAGTGCCGTCAGCAATCTGCGCCTGGGCATAGGCCGCTATTCCAACACATGCCGCCGATCGATTCAGTGCGGCTTTCGCGTCGGCAAGTCCATTTGTCACGCTGAGGATAAGCCCGGAGGCGACGTTGCCGGCCGCCGAAGAGGTGCGGAGAGAACTGGCTTGGTTCTTGACCTGAGCCGCAATAGCACGAGCGCTAGACCAAGCTATCGAAAGGTCTAGCTGGCGCGACCCGGTGGATGAAGGAAAGCCCGGCATTTCTTTAGTCCATCCGATCAAACAGAGGCTGCGGTGAGCGTGGCCGTCACCTGGAGGATGTCCCCGGAATTTAACTGCCGGAATCCCACCGAGGAAAACGGCGCCATGCCATACAGGATGTCGGTGGAGGTGCCCACGTTCACGCTGCTGGAGTTGTTCAGCATCAAACCCCCGATCAGCGTGTTGTTCACCGTGATGCTGAAGCTGGCGGGCGAGGCCGAGTTGTCCACGCTGCCGGCCGCCACGGTGCCAGGCGTGAAGGCAGGACGCGACGTGCTGTAGGCGGAGGATTCAGTCCATGGCGTGTGCGCAGTGCTGGTGTCGGTGGAGCGCGCATCCCACAGCACGTTGACGTTGGTCAAAGACGTGGTGGCGGCCACCGCAATGCTGATGCCAGAAGACGTGGTGACGGTCGAGATCGTGGTGACGAGATCGGCCCCCGCGCCCGCCGCCCCGCGCAGGATGATGGCGCGGCCTTCGTCCACCGCCTGCCATGGCGCGCTGACACTGCCGATCACCGTGGAGCCCGAGGTAACCGATACGTTCGTGATGCTCGGGCCCACGATGCCGATGTACCATGCCGGCGTGGCCAGCCCGGTCTTGAACGTGGCGTCCAACAACTTGTTGAGCCCCACGGTGACGACGCGGTTATAGGCGTCGTCTTCCCACTTCAGGTTGCCGTCCGGATCGAATGCCTTGACGTGGTAGTGGGTCTCCATCGCCACCTGTTGGCGTGAGCCCGCACCCGCTGCGCTCTGGGCGATGCAGGTGAAGCCGGTATCCGCGGGGTGTTCGCCCAACATGGTCATGCCCTCAGGTTGAGTACGCGATGATGTGCCCCCCGGGGGACACCCGCCGGGTGATGATGGTGTTCGCCGGCAGCAACTGCGTCACCGACGAGCCCGGGAAGACATAGGTGGATGACCCGATGACGAAGAAGCAGGGGCCATTGCTGGCCGCCAGCGTGATCAGCCGCGTGTTGGCGGAAAAGGTTGTGGTGCTGGCGGTCACGGTGGACCCGCCGGACGAGATGTTGGTCACGGCCAGATAGGGCTCCGATGGCACGTTCCCGAGCGAGGGAGAGCGCCTCACGTTCTCCGCAAACTCGGTGATGCACAGCGCCATGGCCTATCCCTCCGCCCGGTGCTCGGCGTCGAGGCCATCGGCGCCAAGGCCAGCCGCGTCTGCCGCTGTCTGGTGGCCAGCGCCGTTGAGCTTCACAGCCGGGAGATCAGACGGTGGCGTGCTTTGCCGCGGCATCAGCACGCCGCCGGGCGACGCTTTGAAGTCGTCCGTCCGCGGGTTCATGGAGGCCGGGACTTGAGGCTTGTGCTTCAAGTCAAGATCGGCATCAGCCCCATCGATCCACGTGCGCTCCCAGTAAAGGATTTGCTCCAAGGCGCCGTCGCAGTGCGCGGTTTGAAGCTCGGCCATGCGGGCCTGCTGGGCCAGCTCCGCGCGCTTGGCCTGAAGCTCCTGCTTCATCGCGCTAAGGCGCCGTCCGGCATGCGAAGCCTCATTGTACCCGTAGATCGGCGGGTGGCGCCCGAGGCACGAGTCGTTCGGGATTGTGACGGTGATCCCGCGCTCGCGCGCGATCTCGATGAAGCGGAGGCTGGCTGCCTTCTGCGCCGTGTAATGCTCGCTGGTCGCGGCCATATCGACACCGAAGATGCCGATCTCATGCCCCTGGGTGATGCCGCTGCATTGCATCTGGTGGATCGCCAGCGCCTGCATCATGGCAATGCTGGAGGTGAACCAGTTGCGGCCAAACTTCTCGATCATCAGCTTGATCGGGTAGACCGCGGCCTGGGGCACGTAGTCGTTGGGCTCCTGCATGTAGACCGTGAAGCTTTGCGCCCGCAGCCACGCGAAATACCGCGTGGTCATCTCCCGCATTTGCGGGCTCAGCATCTCGTCAATGCCGTGCAATTCGAACCAAGCGTCAATCCGCTTCAGCCGCCCCTGGTTTCCAGGCGAGCACGCCCAGATGGTCCAAGAGGGATCGTCCACCGGCGTGTGGTGGTGGCTGAGCGGCGCAGTGCCAACAATCGCGATCTTCATCCCGGCAACTCCCTAATGTGCGCTGTGGGCGCCAGATGTCATCACGTCGTGGTGCTGAGCGTGGGGATGACCGGCGAGGCCGTGCTGGTGCTGAACACCCCGATGATATTGTAGAGGGCGCTCGATAGCGCATACAGCTCAATCGTCATGAGCTGGGTGGATGTCAGGACGGTGGTCGTGCTGTTCCCAGCCGTGACGCCGAAGCTGACGCCGGAAGGCGCCTTGAACTTCACGCCCGAGGACACCTGGGTAATGGCCAGGATTTGACTGATCCCGCCTCCGAGCGGAGGCCGCGGGACCGTATAGACGCCAGCGCCGGACGAGGAGCGGATGTTGTGAGCGCACACCGCCGACATCGTGGAGTCGGTGCTCGGGGTGTCCACGCCATCCACCTGGAACCCCTTGTCCCAGAAGCTGATGGCCGCAATCTTGCCTTTCCAGCGCGTGACGAATCCGGTTGCCATCTTGGCCTCCTCGTTGGTTTTAATTATGAGGCCGATCCGCTACGTCCGCGAACCGGGCTAGTGAGGCGGCGACCGCCCCGCCATGACCAGCGCCATGGCCTGCTCTTTCGTCAGAGGCTCGGGATTGAGCTTCCGCCCCTCAATCACTGAGTACTTGCCGAATCCTTCGTGAAACGAAAACCGCTCGGCCGGCTCGGCGTCCCCAGAGGCTGCCGGGTCGCACCCCGGGGACGCCTTGCTGTCCGCCGCGCCTTTCGACAACGGCCAACACCGGATCGCCCCCTGCTCCATGAGCGCTTGCAGGTTCAAGGGACGGAAGCCCTTCAATAGCTGCTCCCGGGTGAACTCCGTCCCGGCCAGGACGTACTTCGGGGGCGTGCCCATCCAGAAGCCGCGGCGGACGCGCCCGCCACCGATCTCATTCTGACGCAAGGTCAACATGGCTCGCTCCGATTTAGAGGGGGAGCCCGGAGGGAGAGCACCCGGACTCCCCAAGCCTCCCACCCCAGTTAGCTGACGATCGCAGACCAGAAGAACCCGAGGTCCGAGCCCACCACCTTCATGTCGAATGCCATCTCGCATTCGTTGCGGAGGGTGCCGAGGCCCAGCCAATTCATCGGGATTTGCGCGGTCCGGATGCCAAGCCCGTTGAGGCCCGTGAAGCTGGACCAGCCGAACGTGTAGCCCGAGGCCGGCACCATGAGGCCCGCCGATGGCGGCACATAGCCCAGCCAGGCGTTCTTGCCGGCCACGAACGCCATGGACGCCGCAATGCCCTCGGCCGCCGAGTTGTAGACGGCCTTGGACACCACGACACGGTCGATGTCGAATGCCTGCGCCAGCAACGCTTCGTTGATGGAGCCAGCAAAGGCCGGATTGGTGTACTTGATGCGGTCGATGACCAGCGGATGCTTCTTGAGCGCTTGGTAAACCGGCCACGCGAGCAACAGCACGTTTGGCATCATGCCCGTGTTCTGCAGCACGGTAGTTTGGGCGAACGCGATGTCGGTGAACGGGTCCGAGTTGGCGTCGTCGTCCCACAGGACAGGGACGAGGCCGCCGGGCTGGCCGCCCGCACCCGCCGAGGTGCCAACCGCGTCCGAGCCCCACACGCCCGCCACCATGTAGGTGGACATGAAGATGCGATCACGACGAATCTTCAGCTTCTGCATCAACTGGCGCGTGCTCGCCACATCGATGTCCACACTCGGGTCCGCGTTCGCGCGCACCTGAGTGCCGATGTCCTGGTGGAGCGCCCAGACCTTGGCCGAGTAAGAGGCCTTGGAGAGGTTGACGCCCGTTCCCGCCGACTCGGTGGCATCAGCCCGTTGCTGCGCTTCGTCGCGGAAGAAGTCCGCCTTGGACCAGATGAAGTACTGATCCGTCTGGTGCTGCACGGACACCATGGGGAAAATCTTGTCTGCCACATAGGCGTCGTCGCTCTGGTAGTAAGCGACCGCGATCTGGGTGAGGGCTGACGAGACGTGGACGTCTGCTACTGTGGGCTGGGCCAAAGAAACCTCCTATTTGTCAAAGGTTTATCGCGCTTTGCGACAGACCCAGGCGATACGTCAGAGTCCTCCTGGCACCGCAGCGCCGAAGATGACGGCCGAGAAGACCTGGCCCACGGCGCTGACCGTCTCCAGAGAGCGGCCGAACTTCAGGACCGCAGTGGACGCCACCAGGGGGATGAGGCAGCCAGACGAGTCCGACATAAGGTCCACGCCTGGCCCGAAGGTGCTGCCCGCTACGCATTTTGAGACGCCGAACACCGCCACGTCCGCGGCAATGCCGGTGCTGGGCTTGTTCTGCAAGATGCCAAACACGCGGGCGCCATTGGCCGTGGTGAGGTTCACCGTCAGGTCCGTGACGGTGCTGAGCTGCACAGCCATGAATTGGGCGGAGCCATTCGGGCCGGCATGCGTGGTGCCCGTGAGCGTCGAGTCGCGGAAGTCGGCCCCCGCCACACAGAACCCCACTCGTTGGAGAATTGCTTCCACAGCCATGATCGTGATCCTTCCTCTGGGGTCGGTGCTGAGTCAGGAGCGGCTTACGCCGCACCCGCCGGGGCGATTTTGCGAAGCTCCTCTTGGCGCACGCGCGCGAAGATGTCGGGATGAAGCTCGGATGCCTTGCTGTATGCCTGCGCATCGGAGAGCTTGGGGTCGGCCTTGCGAAGCTCCGCCGCCTTGGCCTTCAGCTCGTCATCGGGTCCGGTATTGCCGTCGCCGCCAGTGCTGCCCAGCTCCTTGAAGATGCCGGCCGCGCGCTGGGTCTCCGAGAGCGCGGTGCTGATTTCCTTGATCCGTTTGGCGAGCGCCGTCTGGGCATCCACATCGCCCGAGAAAGCCTTGCGCACCATCTCGCCGTCATCCTTCCTCAGGCCCATCTCGTGGGCCCGCTTTTCGAAGGTGACCTTGTCGGCCTCGGCCTGGAGCGCCTGGTTGCGCTTCTGGAGGTCGGTGAGCTGCTCTTGCATCGGCGCCAGGGCCTTGGCCACAGCGACTGCGACGGGATCGACATTCTGATCCGCCCGCTTCTTCATGGCGGCCGCGCGCTCCTCGGGCGTCTTCGCCGCAAAGGCCTTGCGCTGGTCCTCCGTCATCTTCTCGTCGCTGCAATGCGCGTTCTCGGCGTCCGTCAGCTTCAGCACCTGAAGCTCGGCCGCCTGCTTGTTGATGGTCTCCTGCATGGAGGCGGTGGCAGTCTTGACCGCGTCGTCCAGCGCCTTCTGCATCTCTGCGCTCAAAGCCATCTCGCTCTCCTGTCGTTTCTGCCAGTCATCCGGCAGCATGTCGGTGGCACCCAGAGCCTCAGCCCTGGACTTGATGTGTGCCTTGGCCTTCCCGGGGTCTTTCGCGCGGCCGATCGCCGCGATTGCGTTCTTCAGGTCGCCCTTGTTCTGGATCGGATAAGAGCCGTCCGGCAGCGCCGCCCCGCTTGAGGCCGCGTGGTCGCGCTGCTCTTGCGTGAAGTCCCGTTTCCAGTAAGGTTCGCCCTCGTCCCGCTTCATCAACAAAATCTGAACGCCCTGGCCGGCGCCTCGATCGACGCCGGAAACTTCTGTGATTGTCAGATCGCGAAGCCGCCGGGCCATTGCGCGCCAATTCCCCTTTGACCCTCCGCAGTTACAGTCGAGATTTCGCACTGTATAGTGACTGGGTGCCTACACCCGCGCATAAGAGAGCGCATCCGCCGCTCACTCTCACGACGCTTCGCGCGCTTCGCGCGCTTTCGGAGCGCGCCGCTACCGTATGGGAGCTGAAGAAGGCGCTGGGCGTGGATCACAGTAATCTGAGGAAGGCGCTGCGCCGGCTCGTGGGCTGCGGCTGGCTAGAACGCCGGACGGAGCCTCAGGCTCTTTCAGGGCGCGAGCCGCGAGTATGGTACGATTTGACGGCTGAAGGACGCCGCCAGACCCGCCGGGCGCTCAGTATGCTTGGGAGAAAAGAAACGCCGGCCACCATCACTGATGACCGGCGCCCCTAGGCCGCCTCGCCCCGCTGCGCCCCGGCCGGCCTCGCCACGACGCGCCCTGTGATGCCTCGCCCGCCGCGCCCCGCGTTGCCTCGCCACTCCCCGCCCTGTGACGCCTCTCCGTGCCATTGCCAGCCCCGCGTTGCCGTGCCAGACCAAGTGATGCCCGGCCACACCACGCCAGCCTCGCGTCGCCACACCCCGCCCTGCCCAGCCCTCCCGGGCCGAGCCAGCCATGCCATGCCTATTTCTCGTAAGTGTACGGCGCCCCGCGCTTCGAGCGGTCCTCGAAAATCGGGGTGTCGTCGATGCCGTAAATCATCGTCGATTTCACCAAGTGGTAAAAGTGGAAGATGTCGCAATCGTGCGGCACTATCCTGATCCCCATGGCCTCAGCGTAGCCGCACCAGTACTCCAGGCAGGCGCGAGCACTGATCGGCTCCCCGGCCTCAAGACAGAGCCCGATGTTGTGCAGGTGAATCTCCGTGAGGCTTTCGCCCCAATAGAACCCCACGTGCAGGCAGGTGGCAAAGGCCACCATCCAGTCGAAGCTGCCGCAATGATAGCGCCCGCGTGGCATCTCTTCCATGCGCGCCATCGGCAGTGCCGTGGCGCGGTAGTCCTCTGGCCAATCACCGCCAATGACATAGAACGGCACATTTGGGTTTTCCTTCACCCACTCTAGCTCACGTTTTACCGGCCACTTGTAACGCCTCAGGTTCTGGAACGTGTGCAAATTGAACATTTTCGACCAATACGGCACCCAGTCGGGCCTGATCGCGTTGAGACCCCAGATTTCATCCCCCTCTCCGAGGGCCTTTAGAAAGGGCTTCTCTTTGGTGCGGCTGCAAATAATGTGGACGCGCATTCAAACGGACTCCTTGAGCTTTTATGAGCTGGAGGACCCCAGCACTGTGAACCGAGGACGCCAGAGACCCTGGCGAATCGCATCATCGACCGACAGACGGAGTGTCGGGCCCGAGTCGGACGTGCTGCAAAGCTCAACATATCCTCGATTGACGATCAGCCTTTCACTCAGGGCGCAGTCGTGGCCAAAGACCCAGTGGTTCCACTCAAAAGACGGGTCAGGATACGGCCCAGCATCGCGCGCGACGCCCTTGAGTGCCGCCGCAGCTCCCTCGATCTCAAGGGCAATCTGGCGCCGGAATGACGTGTCAGCCATCACACAGCCTCCTCGGTGGCTGCCTCGATCTTCGCTCCCGCCTGCCCCTCGACCATTCGGTTCCTCCGCTCGTTGAGCCGAAGAAAATCCATGTCGATTTCCTTGGCCAGCGCCGCCTTCTCGGCGGTCAGTTCTGACAACGCGCGCGTCAGGTCCTCAAGCCTTGCAATCTTTTCCTCCACGGTAGCAGCTCTGGCCTCCTCGGTAGGCGCCCTGGGCGCATACTCGTCCTGCGGGACGCCTGTCAATTCGTCCTCCACCCGGCGGAGGACTCCGGCGAGTCGGTCATCGCGCGGTGGCAGGTTGCGATTACGCATGTGCTCCAAGATCGACATCATCCTGGCTCCTTTGGTTTTGGGGTGGCCCCCGCGTCCCGGCGTTACGCGGCACAAAGGGCGCGCGACGCGAGGGCCCTGTTGGCGGCCATCAATCCCGCCAACACCCAAGGGCTAGCACAGCCGGCACACTGATTAAAAAAGCCCCCGCGGGACGGCGGGGGCCTAGTTGGAAACCTCCCGACAGGGAGAGCAATGATTGGTACCCCGAGATGGGGCTGGGTTCAACCCGCGCTAGCGGCTACTAGCCGCCCCCTACCTTCGATCTCAGCGCCTCGGCAATCTTCTCCAGCGCCGCAACCTCCCGGCGCCTCAGCTCTGCGGCTTCCGCGGCCGCACGCTGCTCCGCGTAACGCCGGGCCCTGGCGATCACCTCGCCACCCATCACCCAGTCGGCCAAGCCACGCCCCATCACAGCCTCCGCAACAGCCACGCGAGGATCAGCAGGCTGGGCAGGCACCAGAGCATGAATAGCTGCCAACCGGACAGCCCCATCTTGGCATCATGCGGGCTCGCCGCGCGCCCGTCCACTAATGGAAAACTCCGGAAGCTTGCCGCCCTTGGCTCGCTCCCACATCTCGTCATCATCCACTTTGAAGCCGGCCCACAGGCCATAGATCGACTTGCCGTCCGCGGTCTTCGCCACCAGCCCAAGCTTCTCCTTCTCAGGCGTGAACGCCATCGACTCCACCAAGCGCCCGGTCCCGATGCGCTCATGCATGTCCCCCAACTGGCGGAAGTTGAGCGCGAAGGAATAGGCAGCCTTTTCCAGCTCATCGATCGGGATGATGTCGCCCTGCTTGTCGATCACCTCCTGGTCGCCCACCTGGGCCACCGAGGCCCAGCCGAAGATCAGGCGCTGATCTGGGACTGACTTGCTGACCCTGAAGTCCAGGCTGAATTCAGTGTCCGCGGCCCGCTTCGACTCCTCGGTGATGTCGCGAGCCTCGTCGTCGTCTACCGGTGGGGCCTTGCGCTTTGGCCGCCCCCCGATGGTGCCGCCCGCGTGGACCGCACCCACGTCGGGTTGCTGTTTTTCAACAGGAGCCGCGTTGATGTTCACAGTGATGCCGCCCGGGGCAGCGCTCACTTGCGCAGCGAGCTGATCGTAAAGCCCCGAGGTCTTCAGCTTCTGGATGATGGCTTGGTCCGTGTCCATGGTTCGCTTCTCTTCACTGAATGACTTTGTCCAAGGGAGCGGGTGCCCCGTTGTAGTCCGGTTGCTCGCGTCCACACCCGCGGCGTTTCTTGTCCCGGGGGCCGGGGTAGCGGGGCCTCGGGGCCTCCCTAACCTCTGGGCGGCTTGGCGCGCCCACTCGCGTACCTTCGGGTCTTCGCGGTGCTGACCACTTATCAACCCCTCCACCCAGGCCTCATGGGCTGCCCGCTCGGAGTCCGCGCCGCCGCCGTCTGTCCAGCGGCCATGATCATCCCGGGGCTCATCGTCCGCGCCGGCCTTCTCCATCGGCGCCCCGGTGATCAGGGCCACCTCGGCGATGCTTACGGGCTCGGGCACGAAGTCCTCGGCCTGGATGGTCATGGTTCTTCCCCTTGCATCACCTCGGCAATCCGAGCCAGCAGAAAGTTATATTCCGCTTCCGTCATCTGTCCATGCCAAGCGCGGCGGCAGGCATCCGCCTGTTCCCGGGCGGCTAGCCGGGCGCGCATGCTGGGAAGCTGCCGCAGCACCGCAAGCACACTGCGGCCGTGACGCTGGAGACTATCCTCGTCCACGGCGAGGCCGAGCGCGAAACCACAGCGCGGTACAGATCGCCGCAAGCACCCCGATGCCCACGAGGATGCCGAGGCCGTTCACCTCCCACCAACCGGGCTGCGGGCTCAGCACGTGCATGCCGGTAAGGAAATCGTCCATCCCGCCCCCTCATGCGTCGCCGCTGTCTTCCTTGGCGAAGAACTCCACAGTCATGCGGTGGACCAAGTAGTCCTCAAGCCTCGCCTTGCTGGTGATCTCAAACTCTTGAAGATAGAAGCGCTCGGCCCGCAACTCAGATGCCATGCGTTCCAGCGCACGCGCAATCCGCTCAGTCTGCTCCACCCCGAAATGGACTTTTTCGTCCGAGCCATAAAGCGGCATCTCCTTGGAAGCGTCGGCGGCGGCGGGGATCGCGGCACCCCCGAGCCCGAGCATTTGCAGCACAACCCTTCGTGTAGCCATTTCATGCCTCTCCTTCGTCTGGGACTAGGTCCAGGTTGGTCACATACTCCACAGAGCAGCGGCAACCCGGATGCGGGTCGGGCGGATCATCCACGGGACCAACGTCGCTGTCAAAAGGCTCATCGACGCCCACGCCCTCGGGGTTGATGTCCGGGATGGCCTCACAGATCGGACACACGTTCTCTTCTAATGAAATTTGCCAAAATCGCGTGATGGCCTCAGTCGGGATCGCACCCCGCTCCACCGCTTGCCGATAGGCGTCCCGCAGGCCGCCATTCGCTGCGCGCACCGACTCCGTCCCTGCAATCGTTGCCGCTCGATAGCTCAGATAGCGGGACGCATACTCATCCACCATGTCGTCAATCAGCGCAGCGTCCAGGTCCTCGCCGGCATCCTGGGCAGCGCGCACGGCGTCGTCATATTTGGGATCGCGGAGCGCGCGGCGAAGCGCGTCGCTGCTTCCGTCTTGGAGCAGCCGCCGATAGTTCAGCACCGCCGTTGCTTGGTTGGCGGTCAACCCGATCACAGAGCGAATCTGGTCCACAATCTCTTCGGGCGAATCGCCGGCTTGCTGCGCCTGGAGCACCACTGTCTCGATCGTGTCGCGCGCCTGGGTATCCAGGTCCTTTATCAGCCGGTTCTGGTCAGAGCGGAGTCGCGCCTGAGTGGCATCGGTGAACCGATCGAAATTAAACCTGTCACCAACTGCTTTGCAGAGGTTGAAAAGGTTCCCGAGGTCCGCTAACTCCACAGTGTCAGTCTCACTGTGGTCCGTCCGTCCAGGCCCCCCCGACACGAGTCGGTCCGCGAGTGCGCTGGCATCTTCGTCAGACTGTCGTACTGCGTTGAGGCCGCTGGGTCCGCCCCCGGCGGCCTCATGTTTTTTGAACCGCACCACGCGCCCGTGCTGGCGGAAAGCCCGGTTTATCTTGACAACTCCCACCTGGGCGCCGGCCTCGTAGGTCTGGGCGATCTTCTCGAATGGCGCCTTGAGCACCTCACGGAAGTGGCTCCAGTCCACAGCCTCGCGCGCGATCTCCCGATGACGCCCCGAGCGCACAAGCTCCAGCGCCCGCTTCCCGTCCAGCATCTCCCCCAGGTGCGTGAGTGATTCGCGCATCGGGCGCGCCGTAGCCCGCCTGCCGGCGTCAGCGACCTGGCGCACCAGAGCCCGCGGATGCTGGTAGTGGCGAGCGGCGCGAATGCGTGCCATGGGGCACCGTAACGCCGGGCCGGCAGGCCGGCAACGATGATTACTCTACATCGGCGGGAGAGAGCTTGAGCCGGATCATTAGGCGCAAGAGCTTGGCGACGGATTCGGGCACGGGATACTCACCAAGCGCCCAACCTTGCGAGGTGCGGGGGCTCACCCCAAGCCACACCCCGGCTCTTTGCTGAGAGAGGCGCAGATCACGGATCGCTCCCTTGTATTGTTCGGGGGTCATGAATCCTTCACCCGAAGAGTTTGGAGAGCGGCGAAGGCTAGGAAGGAAGCACATCCCGTTTTCAGGGCCCGCTGACCACCCGATCGATCGTCTCCGTCGGAGTGGAATTACGCAGTCTGTTACCTAGGTTCTTGCCGCTCACCGAACCCTTCGGGGGTTCTCTCTGCGCCCGCCGCTACCGGACATTCCCAACTCCGTTCTGATGAACTATATATACACTGACGTTTCCAACTATGCAAGTCCTGCGTATACTATTTTTTGGCTAACGAAAGGGCCGCCCCGTTGCCAGGGCCGGCCAGCCGCATGATCACCGCCGCGCCTTCCATTCGGCGCGGTCCGCGTAATCATCGCCACCATTGGACCGCGCGGCACAATCAGCGAGAACCTGTTCCGCCTCTATGTTCTCGCCGTAGTCGCAGTCGCCGCACCGGCGGCAGATGTTGACCGGGATGGAGCAGGAGCACTCCATGTGGCAGCCGGCATTACAGCCACCAAGGCATTGCCAGTCATGGCCGGCCTCACACCCGAGAAAGAGAAAATCGCGCTTCATCAGCCACCCTGAGCAGCGCGCCTAGCGTTCAAGTCCTGGAGCCACTGAGGCTGGTCACCCGCTACGGCCGCGTCGGTTGCCTCGTGGACATCCTGGAGCGCGGCATCCATTTCGGCGTCGCCAGCCTCGGCCATATCGACAAACTCCACGGAGTGGCCGAAGGCCGCCATAGCGTCCGCCCGGGTGTCAAATGACCCGAGGTGTCCGGGATCAGCACCACCAGCCCGCCGGGCTTGGAAACGATCACCAAACGCCTCTACATAGAAATCCGCATCGCCCCTGGTGGCCTTCCAGATGCCAGGCTCGTCTTCGTGCCATTCCACCATCGCATCCTCCATCACGGGGGTTATCGACATAGACAGAACGCGCCACGTCCCACCGGGCTCTGGGTCCGGGATCACTATACGCGCGGTGGCCATTCCCACCACATCAGGGCATCGGGAGCCGCCTGCGACTTGTGAGGCACGCCCTCGAAAAACAAATCTTGCGCCCTCGCCAGCGCCCTGAGGTCTACGGCCGTCTCGGCGCCATGGATGGGCGCGATCGGCACGTTCTCGACAGTGGCGGCATAGGGGCCGAACCGCCCTACGGGAGATTGATAGCGCTTGACCGCCAGGAAGAAGTGAACTTGGCGACCGATGGTCGGGACAGCAGGCTTCTCGTCGCTCATGGGTTACTCCACATCAGCCGCCCCGATTGCCGCGGCGAGCCCGGATAGCCGCACTCTTGACAGCCCGGGCGCTGGGTGCCGGCGAGCGCTGGGTCGAGCCGGGAAAGAAGAAATTCTTGAGGCCCGCTGCAGCGCCGAAGTTTTTGCCTTTGGCCTCGCCCGCCTGCACCTCGTGGCGCTTCATGGCCGCCATGATCGCGTCGAAATAGTAGAAGCCGCGGGCCCAAATGCCACCATCTCGCCGGCAGGCGTTACGGCGCGCGCCTCGGTAGGACTGCGAAGCTCGCCCGGCCATCATGCCACCACCCCTAGCAGGCCGAGCACCCTTTCTGGGGCCTCCTGCACTCGCTGCGAGTCGCCCGATCTCAGCAGTATCTCTGTCTCCACCCCGGAGCCCATGACTCTCTGCACGGCATCGGCATTTATCCAGACATCGTGCCCACTGGAGGCCGTCAGCTTCACGAACAGGGCCATCACGCCGTCCCCTTGTGACTGGCCAGCATCTCCAGCGTCTGCCGATTCCCATGCTCAAGATTTTTGATCACCACC